TGCCGGAGAGGGGGGCAGCACAGGTGCCAGTTCCCGCGAAGGTCTGGATCGCCTGGATGGTGCCGCCTGATCCGCTGATGGATGTGGGTGCGGCCTTGAACGCAACCAGGATGGATCCATATACCGTGGCAACGGTGCTGATTACGGATTCGTTGTAGGTCCCGATTGAGGTGACCACCTTGTCGAAGGTCCCCATGCCGCCCTGAGTGATACGGCGCGTGAACCCGGTCCCGTTCTCACTGATCGTGGTCCCGACATCAGCCTGAACCCAGAAAGAGATAATCACATCATTGGGATTCGTGGTGGTCAGGTTCGCGCTGGGGTGGGTGGTGACTGCGGCCCCATCAAGATTCGTGACTGCGGCCCCATCCACCAGACCAACAGAAGCACACCCGGCTTCCACGTGGTAGAAGGTCCGTGTGGATGCCGTGTAAGGGTTTGTGATCGTGACGGTGATCGTTTCCGTGGCCTTCGCAACGGCATGGAACGAATACATGCTCCATCCGCTATTCCCATCCAGGGCTGCGTCCACGGAGTAGGCGTTGGTCCCACCTCCAGCTGTGTCCGCGCAGGAGGTGGAGAGGTCAACAGCACCGGCCACCACGAAGCCGATCCAGATCGCATCCCCGGCAACGACAGAAATCGTTACCGACTTTCCAGCCGCTTGGTTGGCATCCCTCAAAGAAGGGCCAGCTACCTCGAGCAGGGACCGGAGGGCTAGGAGCATCTAGATGTAGCTCAGGAACATCTTGCAGTCTCCGAGGGCGATGGCAGTGGTGTCGGTGTCAGCCACGCCGCCAGTGATGGCGTAGGCGATCCCGGTGGAGAACCTGAGCCCAAGCGGCCCTAGTTGGAAATTGGCCACAGACGCAGCGGCAATCGGGATCACCAGAACCGGGGTGTCACTCGCCAGCGTGGGGGCCGACGCTTTGTTGTAGAGCTTCAGGTACCGCACGGAGGCGCTCACGTTGCTGCAGGCGATCCCATAGAGTGTCCCGGCGCTGGCCTTGGCGTAGCCGGTGTTCGTGCTGGCGGCAGAGTTCAGGGTCGTCGCCGTGGGGGTCGCCGGTGTGTTCGTGACGGCCTGGGCGCTCGGGAAGATTACGTTGAGATGCCCACTGGTGTTGAGCAGAGGAACCCGGACGTTGGTCCCGTCCCAGAACGCGGTGTAGACCGGGTTACCGATGGGAACAGCGGCGGGTGCTTGCAGTCCCTGGGAGAGCGCAGCCACAACGGGATCATAGGCGAATGCCTGCCCGGTGATGCTGACCAGGCCCGTCCCTGAGGTCCACGCGGTGGCCCGCACTCTCACATGGGTATAACCGCCAACCGCCGCATCATAGCTCGATACACCGTTGGTGCCGGGGGTCCAGGTGCTGCCCGCCTGCCCAGTGGAATTGTTGATGCACTGGAGCGGATACCAGGTTGTTCCAGCGTCATCGGACGCCTCGATGATGAATGTGACACCCGCATAGGTGCCATGGATCGAGACCGTGATGACGTTTCTGGATGCAATCGCCAGGGGGCCGACGACGGTCGTCGCAGCGACGATTGAGCCAGTGGTTGCGGCGTCCTGGATCCCTTGGATGGTCTGCGTCCCGCTCGGGATGTTCCTCGTAACGAGGCCATATTCCGAGGTGGGGGAGGCATTAACGACCCTGGCGATGGCTGCCGCCACAGTGGGGTCTGCGATGGTCCCACGTTGGCGCTCCACCGTCTGGGAGTTGACGGTGAGCTCGTCACAATCGATTTTCTTGCCCGTGCTGTCTACGGCGACTTGAACAATTCCATCGGACATGGCTTACTCCTGCGGGGGGTTGGCAACATAGGAGGTAATGACCTCCGCCGCCGTTCGCCCGATGATGTCGGTGAAAAAGGCCAGCGTTGCCATCGCGGATGCTTGGTCGGCATCCGAGAGCTTCGCCATGTCAATCGTCACGTCCTGGACGTTGTGCATGTAGCGCCTACCATCGGCCAGTTCGACGATTTCGACGATCTCGCACGTCATAACCGGGAGGGTGTCGGGCTCACAGACGATCACCTGGCGCGGAGATCGGAACCATCGTTTCGCAACCTTCTCGTCGTATCCCCAGCCAGCCATAGTTATGCTCCCCTGACAACGGTGTGCGTGAGTGCGGTGACGCCGACAGCGACCCCAGCCGTGGTCGTGGCTGCGTTCAGAATCAGGTCAGCGGCAGAGGTCCCGGTGTTCCCCTGGATATAGGCCGTGGTCCCGGCAGAGTCGAAGACCCTGAAAAAACTGTGCGTCCCACTCACCCCGGCATTCGCGCCCGTGACCGCGTTGGCAGTCAGGATGCCGTTCGCCACACTCCAGGCCGTGGCGTTCATCGTCAATTCAGCCAGCAGGACCGCCGCGCCCAGGGAGTCGTCACACCTGGTCGGGATGGTTCCGGAATAGATCCTGAGTTTGCCGGAGTTCATGCACGGGGCGAGGGCATTGGCCTCAGCGTTGACTGCAGCGTATGAGAGTTGGGGGTTCTGTGCCATGGGGGTCCTCCTGGGTTATCCGTGTTTCTTGTCGTAGTCGGAGCCGTGCTTGTGGATGAGGCTGGAGATGATCCGGGCAGACTCGGCGGATTCCCCGGCGATGATGGCCCCGCGCAGATCCACGTAGCCCGCCCCGAAGCTGCCCGTCTGGCTCGCCTGCTGGGCATAGTTCGCGCCCAGGGCCTGGTAGTTCGTCGCCTGGCGCTGCTGGGCGATGATGTTGGCCGTGAGATTCCCGGCCCAATCCTTGAAGGCGGTCTCGGGCGCCACCACCTCGTTCTCCCCGCCTTCACCGATGAGGGCGAGAGTTGGGCCAGTGACCAGGGAACCGCGGGCGTTGGCCGTGATCCCCTTGGCCGCCACACTGTTGGCGATCAGGCTTGCATTCATGAAGGCGATGAGCCCCGCCGCAATCGCTGGACCCACGAATGGGATATAGGCGTGAGCGTTGAAGATACCGGCTGCAGCGGCCTGCTGCTTGGCGACAGCTTCCTCTTGGGCGCTCTGGCCCGAGGCTTTCGCAAAGAGCTTGGCGGCAATGGCCGCGACGATCCACTTGGCGGCCATCTGGGCGAGGGCCTGGATCACCGTGTCCATGATGCCCTTCCATATACTCTTCAATCCTTGGCCCAGGCTCATCTGCCCCGACATGATGCCCCGGATCCCGTTGGCGAAGGACTGCTCCACGCCCTGCATGATGGCCTTGGTGAACGAGCCCCATTGCTGCATCGCCTGACGGGTCTCATTCAGGTAGGAGAAGATCCCGCCCTGGGCGGTGTTCTGCTCCCAGGCTTTCCCTTGCTCCTTCGCTACATCGTTATCGATTTTCCCCATCTCCAGCATAGCTTTATACTTCAGGGCAACCATCTGGTCCTGGAGATTCCGCCATCCCACGAGATCCCCCTGGTAGACTTCGATCTCCTTTTGGACGGCGGCTAAATCTACCTGGAGTTCCTGCTCCCGAATCTTCTTCAACTCCGCCAGTTCCTGTGTGTGGGTAATTATCCCGTCAGCGACGGACTGTTCAAGGTTCAGCTTCTGTTGATCGAACGCGGCCTTGGATGCCTCGCTTTCCGCCTTGGCGGTCTCCTTGACAAGATCCACTCGGGTTTTCTGTGCATCAGCATAGATCTTTGTTTCATATGCGGTTGAATCAGCTAGGCCTTTAACACGGGCCGCATTCTCTTTCTCGATTTCCTGCAGCTTCTCTGTTGCTGCTTTTTTCGCTGCAGCAGCGGCTTCTTTCGCCGCTTTCTCTGTCGCTTCTTTTGCGGCCTTATCCGCTTCTGGGTCAGCGAGGGATAGGTCACCTCTGTGCTGGGCTCCTGCGTTCCGGTTGTCCCCGGAGTTTTTGGCTAGCCCAACTGCCTGCCACACCGTCAGTAATTTCCTTGCATCCTCGACCATCGCCAAGGTGTCAACCCGAACATCGTTAGCGATGAGCTTGATGCGAACTAGGCCAGCCTCGCGCAACTTGATCATGGTCTCTTCGGCCTGATTAGCCTCCATGAAATCAGCTGTCATTTCTTCCAGCTTCACTTTGATTTTGTTGATTGCATCCCCTGTCTTTGCGCGGTTTTTGTCCCACGCATCACCAAGTCGGCCTGTGACAATTTCCTCTCTATCCTGCATGGCTATGCGTTCCTGGGTCATGAGCCCCTGGCGTCGCATCACGTCATTACCCTCTTTCATGTTCTCAACGAGTTCCTTGAGTTTGGGTGCTGCCAGGGCGGCGCCCTTGCCGAGTGCTTCCATCAGGAATACGTTGGCATCAGCCTGGGTTTTCATCCTCGCGTAAACTTCATACACCTTCTCCAGATATTCCCGGAATGTCATACCCTGCAATGCTGCCTTGCTGGAGGCAACGCCTTGGGCAATCAGAGCGTCAGCGTTGCTCTTTATGCTCCGAGTCCAACCCGTCATGAGGCTATCGAGCATCCCCATGTCCCCGCCCGACCTCCGGATAGCGGTTAACATCTCGTTTAGGGAGGTAAGGCTCTCGTTCGTTGTGACGCGGAGACCCTTGAATTTCTCGGCCCATTCGTTGATGGCGTTTCCAGACTTCAGGATGTAGGTGATTCCCTCCTTGGCCTTCTCGCCAACCTTCTCGAGCATATTGGCAAAGGTGACTCCAGCGGCGGCCCCTGCTGCATATTCGGAGATTGAGGATTGGATATTTCCAGTTAGGCTCTTGATGCCTTCAGATGCCTTATTCAGTCCATCAAAGAGCCCCTTGTCGTCGGCGCTCAGGACTACTTTGAGTTCAGGAGTGTCTGACATCAGTCATCCTCAGGGGGTTCGGGAGGCTCAGGAGGTTCGCCGCCCATGGCGTAGGCAGGTAGGGTGCTGGCCCAGATCTGGAGCGATTGCGCGTGGCTCGACCAGCGGCGTTCACGAAGGTGCTCGTCGGTCATGATCAGGGCCTCGAGCGCGGGGAGCTGGGCTGCCTGCTCCCAACCCCCCGCAAAAGGGGTCAGGAGTCGGCGGAGGGGGCAGCGTCCGGGCTCATGCTGGCCTCGTCTGACACGCTCTCCCCGGTGGTCTCCGAAGAGCCTAGGGAAGCGCCGAGCGAGGCCATGAGCCCACCGAAAAAATCGAAGGCGGCCTTCACGGATTCCGGGAAGGGCTTCATGGCCGCAGTCTCCTCGAGTTGGGCGCGGAAAGCGGGATCCTGCTCCGCCTGCCGCAGTTCCTCCTCGGTGGCCACCCAGAGGGCGGCGAGCTTGCGCAGGGTTCGCGCTTCGCCCACTGCTCCCAGGGTGGTGACCAGGTCCGTGAGGCCTTTGGGGTCGCCAGAGCTGAGGCGCTCCTGAGCGGCCAGGAGACCGCCCATGTCCAGTCCCCTGAAGAGGGGCAGGCCGAGTTCGAATCGTCGAGTCGTGCCTTCCATCACAGGGCCGCCGCCGTGGCGTAATCCCAGATCGCGGTGCAATACTCACCGTTCACGGGACTGGTCAGGGAAGGCTCAGCCTGGGCACTGAGACCCAGCTTGACGGTGATCTCCTTGTTCTTCGCGAACTGGGGATCGGCGTCCACGTTCACCGTGCAGCGGGGGATGATCAGATGGTCGAATTCCCCGATGTACTTGGGGCTCGGCATCCGGAAGAGGGCGGAATACTTGTTCAGGATCCGCTCGGCTCCGACGCCCATGCGAGTGCGGCCCGCCTTGCCAGTGGCAGCGGAGATGCTGACCATGTTCCCAGCGGGAGTGGAGAGGGCATCCGCCCAGTGGTCGGCGTTGATGTCGAAGAAGGTGAAGTCCGCACTGATCAGGAGATCCTGAGCGGCCAGGTTGAACTTGGGGCCGTCGTTGGGATCCACATCGACGATCTCCTGCTTGAACTTGGGCTTGAACCCATCTGCCGTGAGCATGGCCCAGGGAGCGAGGAGAGGGTCCAGGACCTTGCAGGTCGTGGGGTCGGTGTAGAACCGCTGGAGGAAACCTTCGATGTAGTCCGCGAAGACCGCCGCACCCGCCGCAGGAGGCAGCAGCCAACGCAGGGGGCCAGCCGCGATACCCAGGGCCGGGGTGAGCGTGGCACCGGTGCCGACAGGAGCAGTGCAGGTGGGGGCGGAGGTGTAGCCCGCGCCCGGATCCGTGATGTTCACGGCGGTGATGATTCCAGCAGGCGCGGTGATAAAGCCCTGGGCCTGACGGGAGGGGGTGCCTCCAACGGAGAACGTAACGAGAGCTCCGGTCACAAATCCAGTGCCACCCGCTGTGACGGTGACCTTGCCCACTTCCGTGGCCGGGGTCGGGTAGGGAACGAGGAACAGCTTGCCGATGCCAGGCCGCACCCAGCTTTGATCGATGGCGGCCATGCCGCCTAGGTTGGTGCCCATGGTTTACTCCTTGGGGGTCTCAGGGGCGGGCGATGCCGCCAGGGTTTCAGGGGCGGGCGATGCCGCCAGGGTTTCAGAGGGAACTTCGATCACGCCTTCGAGAGCGAGCAGCGTGGGGAGGAGCGCCGCGTCTACCTCGACGGGCACCTGGTAGTCGAGATTCGGGAAATCGCCCCGGTAGTTCATTCCTGTGGTCATGACCACGGCGGTCTTGGGGAGAGATGCGGTCTTGGCCATGGGGGCTCCTAGCAGGGGTGCCAGTTGTATTCGAAGGAAACGTGCATGACGGTGCAGCCGAACCACCCGTTCAGGTAGGCCGGCGCGAACTGGTAGCCGTCGAAGGTGGCCCGGAAGGCCCGTCCGGAAAGGGTTTCGTCTGTGAAAACGGTCTTCAGAAACCACTCTCGCAGGGGACGTGCGACCAGGTGCGGAGAGTCACCCTTCGCCCAGATCTCTGCCTGGATGGTGCAGCGACGGATCGAGGAGTTGTCGCTCGCGTCTCCATCTCCTGCTGGCTGATCCCCCTCGGACAACGTGATACCGAGATAGGGGAGATCAGCCGATTCGATATCAAGCACCGGGAACGCAGCGACGGTGAGCGCAGCAGGCTTGTCCCCTGCCGATTGGAGCAAGGTCAGCAAAGCTGAGAAAAGATCGTCCGCCGTTGTCATGTGTTCACCAGATAGGCCAAGGCGGATCCGTCTTCACGGAGTTTCACGGGTTTGACAACCTTGAAGGGGATCGAGTCCACGGTCAGCGAGCAGCCCTTCACCAGCGTTGTGACCTCCGTTGGATCGAAGATCAGCACCGTCTCATTGCCCTGGTACTCGATATCACCGAAGCGATGCTCGGCCAGTTTGCTCTCCTGGGTCTTCATGCCACGGCCGCTCTGGCCCCCGCACTGAATCAGCACGGAGCCAGGAACATCACCAAGGATGAAGCGGAGATCACCGGTCATGTCTATCACGTCAGGCCTCGGGTTCGATTCGGGAGAGGACGTTCCCGACATAGGGCGCGACCTCTGCCTCGGTCGCCTCGACCACGTCGTTCTGGTGGAGGTCCACTTCGCGGAAGCCAGTGAACAGCCAGTTGACGCGGAACAGTGGAAGGGGAGCAGCCCCCGGCCCTGGAGCCGAGGACTGCTTGGGGGTGGAGAGCTTCGCCATGACTAGGCGATAGCAGTGAGGAAGATATAGCCGAGGTCGCCCGCGGGGATCAGTTCCTTGACGCTTTCTCCGACCCGGGCCCGGACGCCGCCGCGCATGCCAATGTCCTTGTCATCCCAGGACCCAGCGATGCGATCGCCCCACTGGGCGGTGTAGCCGTAGCTGATGCCCTGATCGGGAGTGATCGCCGGGTTCTGATAGAACAGCACAGCGACCTTGCCCCAGGCGCGGGCGAGGCTCGCGGTCTGGCCCTTCTTGGCGGAGTTGACCCAGGCCTGACCGACCAGGATCTCATCCAGTTCCAGGAGCGCGGCCACCTGTTCGCGGGTGACGACGCCGGCGTTGTTGGTGTTGCCAAGGATGCCCTGCACGACCTTGGGGTGCTGACGGAGCTTGGTCCAGACAGCCTGACCGAGCACCAGCTTGTTCGGGCGCATGATCATTCCGTCCATGGCTGCCAAACAGGCGTCCACGGGGTTGCTGTTGGTGTAGTCGGACCACTGGGTGGTTCCGGAGAGGGTCGCCTTGTTGGATGCGCCATACGTGTTCGTGTCGAACACCGCGGTGGCCACGCGAACCTCACGATCCAGCAGGATCAGGTCAGTGGTTACTTCCACGTTGCGAGCCAAGGGGTTGTAGCGGGTGCCAGAGGCGTTCTCGATGTCCGCATAGGGGATCGGAGAGTCGAGAGCATAATCCTTGGTCGCGGTGGTCGACTCGGTGCCACCGAATTCCACCTGGTTGGGAGCACTCGTGCGACCCACCTTGGTGTCGGGGATGGTGAAGGCATCACCAACGGGGAACTGGGTGTACTTGAATTCCTGCTTCGAAACAGGAATCCGAGGCAGGACGAGGTCCGCGATCAGGGATTGGTTGCGATAGGCCAGAGTGATGGCCGTGAGTTCAGGCTGGATGGGGAAAGGGGCATTCGCCATGATCTGGTCTCCTTAACCCTGGATCTGGTTGATGGAAAGAAGGACGCGGATGATGTCCCCAGAGGCGGAGGTCTCCAGAGCGCGGCCGATGACGGAGTTGTTGGTGCCAGCGCTAGGAGCAGAGGCAACACCGAGCCCAGAGCCGTCCGTGGTGACCCAAGCGCCGCGGGCAATAACGCCCCCGGTCTTCACGTCAACGATGCCTTCGTGGGCGACATCGACGGTGTCGCCGGAAGCGGCAGCGATGGAGGTGGTGACGCCCAGGATGGCGTCAGAAACAGCGGTGGCCTGCAGCACTTCGCCGTCAGCCGCGCCGATCTTGACGAGAGAGTAGGCGGCAATGGCTCCGCCAGCCTTGTACGCGTGGACGAGATCACGATTGGACATGGATCAGTCCTCCTTCATGGCTTGGGCCACGGCGTCGGAATAGCTGAGGTTCAGCCCCTTGGTCTTGGCGGTGTGGACGAGTTCGGTGGCGCGGTCGGCGAGTGCCTGCGCGTTCTGGTTCTTCGACGCGGCGGTCTTGGCCTTCTCAGCGGCCGCTTCTGCCTCGGCGGCATCAGGATCGCCAGCGCTCTTGGCGGGGGGAATACCGCCCGTTTCGAGAGACTGCCTGGCGGCGGCAAGGGTGGCACGCTCGGCAGCATTGATCGCCGATGCGGCCTGGTCCGGGGTGGTTTTCCCGTCCAGAGCGAGGGCTTTGGCGAGATCCTCGTGGCCAGGCAGCGCAGCATTCAGGCAGCCTTTGACACGTTCGATCTCAGCCGTGGCACCTTCCGCCTGGATGGCGGTGAGCAGTTCGGGGGCCTCGGTGGCCAGCTGCTCGCGGGTGATGGGCATGGATTCCTCCTGTGAGGGGTTGGAGTTCTGGATTGAGAGGGCAGCACCGGCCCCGGCCTGCATGGCGAGACGCCCCTGGGAGAGCTGAGAGACCAAGCCAGCCAGAGTGGAAACACCGTCCACCAGGCCTGCATCGATCGCTTGCTGTCCCCGGAACACGCGGCCATCGGCCATCTGTGTCAGGACGGTCTCAACCGAGACCCCCCTATTTTCTGCAACGGCATCCACGAAGGTGGAGTAGATCTGGTCCAAATCGGCCTGGATCGTGGCCTGCCCCTCGGCACTAAGCGGGGCGTAGTTGCTGGCAATGCGCTTATATTTGCCTGCAGTGATTTCGGTGGTCTTCTTCCCCGCAGCAGCCTCCTGGCCGCTCAGGTCCGTGTGGGTGGTGACCACGCCGATGGACCCAACCACCGTGGTGGAATCGGTCAGGTAAATCTTCTCGGCGGCGCTGGCGATCCAATAGGCGGCACTGCAGCAGCAGCCGTCAGCAAGGGCCACCACGGGCTTCACGTCTCGTGCCGCGCGCACCTGGTCAGCCAGAGGGACAGTCCCGTCCACGGTGCCGCCAGGCGAGTCGAAGAGGAGAACGATGGACTGCACCCGCTCATCAGCGAGGGCTGCCTGCAGGTCCTGACCAACCATTTCCATGGAGGTCATGCCACAGAGAGTGGACAACCAGGAGGCTCGCTTGGTGAGCACGCCATCGATGGGGATGATGGCCACGCCGCCCTGGAGGGTGTAGGGCTGGCGATCGGCGCTGGGAGGTTTGGCTACTGCAGCCAGTTGCCCCTCAAGGCGGATTTTGTCACCCCGGAGGTGGGTCTCGTAGACCCCGTGCATTTCCTCGAGCTTCGCAGGAAGCACGGCCCAGGGCGCGGTGACGATGTCCAAGAGTCTCATGATGCCTCCATGGCGAGCTTCAGCAGGCCAATGCGGCGAGCATTGGTGTCGTCTTGTTTCGAGCCATCTGGAAGGGTGGGATTGGGATCTATTGGCACGGAGGCGGGCGCTGGTTCGGGGATCAGCCCAGACTCCTTCAGCTTCTTGCGCTCGCGGGCGGCCTTCTCGACATTCACATCGAAGTCGCCTCCGCCCAGCATGGTGGTCTGTTCTGACCGGGTCGACAGGGTGTAGTTGATGCGCTCCTGGGCCGCCAGGACCTCCTTGAGCGGGTCGAGGATGGGCAGGGCATCGCCGATCCAGCGAGCGCTGCATAGAGCGGCACGCAGGAAGGGATCCTTGAAGAAGCCCGGCGCGACCGTTCGGCCAGCAGCGATGTCTTCGGCCAGCCAGAGCTCATAAACTGGCTGACAGAGGCGGGTGGTGAGGTGGGAATCCCGCTCGACCGTAATGACCTTACCGAACTGCAGCAGGGCCCCGCGGGCGGCGGTGTAGCTGGATTCGAACTTCTTGAGAAGGACTTCGGGGGGAATCTGAGTTCTGAGGCTGATCTGGCCCACCAGGGAGCGCCAGAATGGGTCAAAAGCGCCATTGGGACGAACCGGCGCCACATTGGTGATGGTCTCCCCAGGGTTCAGGTCTGCCACGATAGCTGGGCCGAGTTCGGCGAACCCCTGGCCGGAGGAATCCTTCGTGGGCACCCCCAAAGGGCCGGGTCCTGACCCGTTTTTGGTGATGGCGACAGCGAAGAAAGATGTCACCACAGCCGCTGCCAGCTCCGCTTCACTGAGGCGCGAGAGTTGTTTGAGCACAGCGATCACCGGCGCGAGCAAGGGCAGCCCACGGCGCTGTCCGGGCCGGAGCTCGTGGTAGAGATGCAGCACGTTGGGACGGCCCTGGGCATCAAAGGCCGGAGTTGGCACAGAGCCGAAATCGTCCTTCGTGATGCCCCGCAGTGTCCCCGGATATCGTTTGGAGACCCAGTAGCCCGTGGGGGCGCCATAGGCATCACAGGCGACGCCCTGGGTGAGGGCCTCGGTGTCGCGCATGCCGGGAGGGGTCAGGACACGATCACCCTCCAGCACCTGCAGCTTGAGATTCCAAACACTCCCCGGGTGGCGCAGACGAGGCAGGAGAACGAACGCATCGCCTCGGCTGAGCTCGGCACGATAGGCGAGAGCCTGGGCCTGCCAGAAGGTGCGGCGGCGCTCGACATCGCACTCAGTGGGAGACGACGCCCACAGGTCGAACCGTTCCTTGACCTCCTGGGCCCATTCGGCGGCGTAGTCCTCGTCCCAGCCCAGCACCTTCCGGAGCGGCTCGGGATGGACCGACAGGCCCGTCCCAACGACCGAAGTGACGAGCTCGTTGATGGTGCCCCCAGCGACGGCGTCATTCTTGATGAGATCCGCCGCGCGGGAGATGAGGGTCTGCCTGTTCCACACATCCTCGTCTTCCACCGGGCTGGTGGAGAGCGGGTTGAAGTTGCGCATCTCAGGAAGATCTTGCCGGGCCCCTGTCCAGGTGTTGCCCACCGCCATGGTCATTCGCGCGCGCATGCGGGAAAGGCCCCAGACGGGCGCGACAGAAGCGATGACCCGGTCCAAACGGTTCGGAACCGCACCGGACTTCACCGCTTCCAGGATCTGAGGGGAAAGCCTCACCGTGGCACCCCCGTATAGAGGCGAGAGCCGCCGGAGGCGTAGGACTGGAGGCTTGCGATCTCCTCTTGCAGCCTTTGGATCATGGGCTGGATCACCACCAGGTCCGCTTTTCGGACCTTGCGCCCCTCGAGATAGTATTCCTGGGCCCCGGACACAATGGCCGTCTCCGCCGCGAGGTAAGCATCCAAGCGGGACTGGGCGATCTGTAGAGCGGTTCCGGCCATTTCGGGTTACCTGGGATTCGCGGGTGCGACTGCATCCCGCAAGGATTGACGGAGGTCATCAGGGGCCATCTGCTGGAACACGCCATCCACCAGGTCAAAGAACGGAAGGCGCGTGCGATAGCTGGGGGGATTGATGAAATAGAGAATGGGACGAATCGCTGAGCCGAAGCCCATCTCGACGCGTTCCCAGATGCCTGTGCGCTGGTGCTTCCCTTCAGGCCTTCCAATGAAGTAATCCGGTGCCTTCTTGGTGCGCTTGGCGTTCCTGGCTTTGCTCTTAGCGGTTCGGTTGGCGGCGTAGCCTGTCTCGCCGAGGAGGCTCAAAATGCTCATCAGCTGCACGACGAAGCTGCCCTTCAGGTTCCCGAATGCGTCCAAGGGGGCGAAGCGGCTCACGGCGGTCTGGGCCCCGCGCGGCATGACGCCCTTCAGCTTCAGGGCCACCTCGAGGCGCTTGTCTCGCCGCGGACCACCCATCACTTCGGCCATCAACCACTTGGAGGGAGAAAGGGATTTCCCTCCGCCCTCGCTCTTGATGAAGACAGCCGAGCCCTCATCAAGGCGTCGCTTGTCCGCCTTCCGGTACATGACGCCGCTGATGGTGGAGGGCGTGGGCCGATCGAAGACCTGAGGCATCGCCTGTTGGATTTTCACGCGAGCGCCAGCTGCCACCCGGGTGAGTGACTGAGCGATAGCAAACGGCAGCTGCTGCTTCTCGAGGTCAGTCAAAGCACCAAGGACGATGCGGGGATCGAGGGTGATGGTGATCATTTCCCGCCCCCATCGGGTTCGGGGCGGAGGGCGGCCACGGCGCGGGCGAGGGAGAGGATCGCCCCGTAGATCATTTCAAGCGTCACGGGAGCCGCGGGGGGGAGCGGGGCGGGTCCAGTCTTGGGGCTGGAGGTCCGGAGTGAGGTCACTCGTCACCCCGGTACTTGCAGTACATCACGGAGTGTTCTGCCTCCAATTTCGTGACCCGCACATCCAGCCGGTGGTGATCATTTCGCATGTCGTCGAATGCGTTCTGTAGATTGTCCAGCTTAGATACGACCATCTTCTGGATGAGCCCAGCCATGCCAACAAACAGCGTTCCCACCGCAGCTACGACGATTCCCGTGATGGTGGCGGTGTCCATTATTTGCTCCCGTCAGTGGGAGTGCTGTTGTAGATCATCTGGTCCTTCTTGCCGCTGTTCGCTGTAGTGCCGAAGAAGAAAGCGAAGGCCATGCCCATCAGGGCGTCCATCGTCCCCAGCACACGCATGATGATTGGGCTCATGTCGGTGGGCAGGGATAGGCCCCTGAATGCCATGTAGAGCAGGAACCCATTCATGGATGCCCACACGGTCAGAGCCGCGTAAGCCAGGATCTGAGGGGTGGCGTCCTTGGTTTGAATCTGGAGATTCCGAGCTGAAGCACGATCGTCCGCTGCAATCTGCTCCAGGTCCTTGACGCTGTTAATGTCGAGCTCGCGCATCTGGATTTGGAACGCCTGCTCGGCGGCCTTGATCGCCAGGAGCTGCTCCGGCGTGACGTTCTGCACCAGCTTGGCCAGGTCGTCGGTGGTCGCCTTTGTGGGGTCTCCGCCCATGGCCTTCGCCAGTGCAGCGCCTGCGATTCCGCCCAACGGGCCACCGAGGGCAGTGCCGAGCATTGGGGCCACGGACTTGACGATTGACCGCCAGTCGAACGACATGTCAGGTCCTCGCCTTGAGCTTGGCCATCTCGATGGCAACCTGGGCTTTGGCTTCGTTCAGGAAGCGGATGGCCTTGGCTTGGTTGTTCCGGACAACGAAACCGCCAGTCAGGGCGCCAAGAATGAACACGACAACGAACGAAATCAGGGTCAGCATCCGATCACCTCGAGCAATTCCACGACGCACTTGTTGAATTCGTCCCAGCCGTTGTAGCCGCCATTGACCAGGCGCCGGACCTTACGCCAGTCCTGAGTGTTCGCCGCTGCATCGATCCGATGATCGGCAAAATACGAGGCCAGAATCCGCGCAGACACAGCAGGATCGAGGGCCTTGGTGGGATCGAATTCCAGGTCGCACCCGGCGACATGGGAATATTTGCGATAGTTGAGGCGGCCCGTGATCTGGATGTAGCCGCGACCGTGGAACAGCGCACCATCACCTGGCCGGATGTTCCCCAGATCAGTGCGGTTCTCGTAGTGCTTCGTGAAGCAGGCCGCCCCCCCGAACTCGCTGATCGGCCGGAATGTGCGCGCGGTCTCCACCGCGATCGTCGCAGCCGCTGCGATCTCTACGAAATCCGAGCGAATACCAACAGCCTCGAGGGCATCAGTGATTCTGGGCCAGTTGGCCACCACTGCCTCGAGGCGAACCCCGCAGGCGCGAGCGATGTCTGGGCAGGACAGCGGCATGGCAGGGATCTCCTGCCTCCACGCTCGCGTATGCACGCGGAGGGGGCCACTTCGCGCAGTCGTGGAAGTCGCACAAGTCGCGCTTATCGCGTTTTGTTTTCTGTCCCAGGCACGGGAAAGCCCCCGAGGCGGGGGCTGGAATCCGCTATTCCTGTCGAAAAGTTATTCGGGGAGGTAAAACGTGCATTCATGGTTGGGCGCAAACGCCCCCAGTGCGCTCCACCAAACGTCCTTGAGTGTCGGAGGATGAGCCCTGACGCAGGTTTCGGCCTTGGGACACTGGGCGGCGTGATGATGGCGGTGACATGGGGGTGGAAGTTCTCGCAAAGAAATTTCATGAGGGGCCGAGCCAGGGATTCAAACTCGGCCAGCTTCTCGGGGGTCATTTCAAACCTTTCTGCGGGAAGGTTCCCGCGAGTGGACAAGATCTACTTATCCGGTTGGATAGGTTGTTCGACAGGTTGCGATTTAACTTCAGTGATTAGGGCGTCGATGGCTTTTCGCCGGTCGTTTTCCCAACGGACAATTCCCGAGCTCCACCCGTCATGCGCGGGGAATGGCAGGGCCAAGAGTCGTTCTAGACTATTTACCAAAACCTTCAGTTCGCCTTCTCGACTCATTCTTTCTCCGATCGCTTGATGGGCTCTACTGTTGGTTCCGCTGTGTCTGATCCCGCGGCGTTATCAGACGCTTCTCCCGCGATCGTGGCCACAGCCGACGACAGCCACCGGAGGTGTCCGCTGCCGAGCTTCCGAGAGGGAATCAGGCCCTCGAATTTGCGGCGGAAGTGATCCCGGCAGTAGCCCAGCAGGTGGGCGGCCTTGCCGGTACTGATCCATTCGGTTTGATTTCCCTGTTTCATCCTCCGAACCCCCTCGAGCGAATGCGACGGCCGGGACCCTGGGCGTACTGCACGGTTCCCTCGGGGGTGGTGCTGGCTGCAGTCGCCAGGGCGAGCAGTTGCCCACGCGCTTCGGGCCCCGACAGGTGCGGCGCCAGGATCCGCGTGATGACCCACCAGGCCGCCAGGGAATACACCCACAGATCGAGGGCCTCGTTCCTGCTCCGGGTTTTCACCCACTGCCAGGTGGTCTTGCGTGTCTTCACGTTGGTCACCGGAACCCGCTTCTCTGACCCGAGCTGCTCCAGATACTCATCGCTTACCCAGGAAGGGAGGTGGATGGACCGGGGGGCGCTGGGATCCTGGCTGACGCGGGAGAAGAAATTCCGCTTCAGCTCGTCGGTGGAACTGAGGAACATGCGGATCGTCCCGTTTTTCTTCGAGCTGCTCTCCTCCGCCCAGCCCTTGCTGGCGAGGCTGTTCACGCCCATCTGGGGGAAGATCCAGCGGGAGGCCCGGGGAGCGCAGAAACGGTAGATGTTGTCGGTGCGGGTGCCGTCGCGGGCGTCAATCAGCACCAGGTGGGGGTGCATGGTGGCGCCGCGTTCGTGCTTCCACCCCTGCAGCAGCCACTCGTCCAGGTCGGTCCAGGCCTCGTCCTGGGTCGGATCTCCTGGGAATACCTGGAAATCGACCAGGGAGGCCCGCTCGTCGGCATCAAAGCCCACCACCTGAGCTTCAAGTCGGTTCCCCTGCACGTCTACCAGAACGATCAGTAGAGCCACGCCATTCGGGACCACACCCTTGGGGCGGTCCTCTGCCTCGGCACGCTTCCGGAGGAAGGAGGGCTCGATGGATTCCCCGGGGGCCTCAAACGTCTCCGCCAAATGGAGGTTGATGAAGGCCTTCAGCTCCAGCTGGTCGCCCTGGGCATCTGCCCACTCCTGGGCCATCTTCGCCCAATGACCTGGGAACATGGCATAGAGCCCGTTAGCCCAGAAGCCGCGGACCCTCGTGATGTTTGGGCGACGGTGCAGCCAGTGGCCCGCCTCCATCATGGGAATCTTCCACCGCTCCTCGATTGCGGCCCCGCAGCGGATGCAGGTGAAGTGAATGCTCTCCGGGATCACCTGGCGGTCGGCTGTTTTCTCGAACCGGAGGAGGTAGGTCTCTGGATTATCCGGATGGCGCCACAGGAAGGGTTCCATGGCGTTGCAGTGCGGGCAGGGGCAGAGATAGATCCCCTGGGAACTGCGACCATAGGCACGATCCACGCGGCTGATCCCTCGAGGCAGGGCGGGAGTGCTACCCACCAGGAGCTTGAAGTCGAAAAACTCATCACCCCGCCGGCGAATGATCTTGTCGGGGTCGCCTTCATCCGAGACATCGTTTTTGTAACCGTCGATCTCGTCTTCGATGACATACTGGGCCCGCTTCGAGCGCATCTCCCGGGGGTTCCCGGCGGAAGCCACGAAGATACTGGCGCCGTTCGTGAGGCGTTTGTTCCGGGTGGTACTGCCCGAGCCCTTGGAGGTGGAGACCCGGAGCTTCTCCCGGAGGGCCTGGGTGCTCTCAATCATGTCGTCGAGGCGCTCCTTGCAGTAGTCCTCCGCCGTGTCCCTGCTGGGCTGCGTCATCAGCATGGACATCCCATGGATGTCGAGCCCCCAACCGATAGCGTTGTTGCAGATCTCTGACCACCCGAGCCGCGTGGCCTTCATGAAAACGACCTCCGAAACGCTGGGATCACAGGCGGCGTCCTGGATCTCTCGCTGGATGGGATCCGCGCGCCAGGCGCCGGGGCGGCCAGAAGAGGAGGGAAGACGGCGATTCGCTTCCGCCCACTCAGAAATGGTCATTTCTGATGGGGGCAGCCAGAGGAGGCGCTTGGTCTCGGTGATGTAGGCGAGCTCCGCCAGACCTTCAGGGTAGGTGGCGTAACTCATACCGCACCCCCCAGGGATTTAAGGGCGCGCCGGATCTCCTCATCCGTCTTGGCCGCGGCCTCCTCACCGATAACAGCCTGCAGGCGAGCGCGGATCGATAGGAGGTTCACCCGGGCGGGGACAATGGCCTCCTCCAGCGCTTTGGCGAAATCCTCCGTCGAAACGGTCTCCTTGCGCTTCACAGCGTTCTCTACCTCTGCCTTTTCTCGCTGGGCACGCCACAAAAGAGCACGCTCCAGCTTGGCATCGACGACTGAGGGGTCCTTCTTGGCAGGATTGGTGCAAATTGAGGCCGTCTTCCTGCAGAGATACCAGTCCAGAACCTCATTCCATTTGAAATATGGAGATTTCTCAGCGGTATGGATCGGGATCGGAGGGCTTTCCTTCCGATAGTTGCGGAGAGTTCTAGTCCCAACCAGGAGCAGGATGGCTACCTCCGCTTCGGTGAGTCTATTAATATCCAATGGTTCACCTTTGGAAATGATGGAAACAGGACGTGAAAGATCTACGCACTCACATAATCGGGGTCCGAATTACC